TCAATCCAAGAATCTTCATGAGCAGGGTCATTGGCGATTCTAATAATTTTAAGAGCAGCCATCATGAGTGCGACCTCATGCGCCGGAACTGCATCCCTATTTTGTATTGCTCCCCATATTCTCCCGATACGAGCGAAGTTAGGTTGAGGATTGCCGTACTGCTTTTGGCGTTCGTCAAGGACTCTATCAAGACTCATCAGGACACAAGCATTTCTGGTTGCGGTGCTTGTTAAATGTTGCCTCTGCGATTTGATAGCCCTCTGATCTAAGAGCTGAAACTAAAGTGGTAGTGGGTACGCCTTTATTGATTGCGTTGAGTAATACTTCACGGTCTTTCTTATCAAGCATTTCTAAGATAATCGTAACTGTGCATTTATGGGATTTGTTNGTGAACTTTTCGATTGAGTCTGAGAGTGCCATAGGTTCGCCTTCCTTTCAGGNAGAAGCCTACCAAGAATAATTACAAGAATCGCGTTTCAACATAAGAAAACCCCCGCCTTTTATTGACGAGGGTTTTATTGCTGGTTTGATAGCACTCACGCCAGCGAGCNATATGAAGTTTTTTTGTTACCAGCGGTTGCTGGCAGACCAACCTTATAGGTAAACCGCTATTTCACCAAACCGCTGTTGATNTTGATTACTTTCTTGACATCCACTCCCTCGCCTTTGTACCCATCTACGGGTAGGGGCGCAGTNTTTCCCCCGTCATCTATGTTCGCGGCGTACGGGGTGGCTATGTGGGACTCGGGGCTGACATTTGGGTTTGCTTGCGAGTTATGAGAAACCAAACCGCCTGTGATGAATCCCACCAAAATGTAGCCCAAGTGCGGCATATCGTGTTGGAATCCGGTAGCCGCCCAAGTGGAGAAAGCACCGGTCATAGCAATCGTAAGTTGCTTAGCATCGAAAATGTGAAACTTTAAGTGTTCTCGTATCTTCACAAAGTTCCCTTCAGTTGGTCATAAATAATTTGCGGAAGAGCCCCTGTAACCTTTAGCCCTAGATTTGCTTCATACTTAACTAGCGCGGCCTGTGCGTAACTATTCATAATGCCAGTTACATACTGAGATGGTAAAAGGTGCGCTTTAAATAAAGCCTTTTCAACAGTCATCACGGCATCGTTTTTCTGCCCAAGATCAAACGCTGTTTTATTAACGGGAAACGGGGGAGCCACAAACACGGTTGTAGACTTTACATTTTGGCTTGGAGTTGTAGTTAATAAACCTCCATGAAATGCCCCAGTTGCACCAGCGATAACAGTTCCAGTCCCTCCGACCACCGCAGTCGCTTTCTTGCCTGTAACGCCTTGCGAAACGGGTTTAAGGGGTATCGGATACTTAGGTCTTACAATCGCAGAAATGAAAAGGTAAGGGCGATGAACTCGCCAGCATCCTTCTTGGTGAACCGCATCATTAGGGTTGCCAGTATTGAACCCGATTGTGGTAATGCCATCGGGCGAGGCGTTTTCTATAATCTCAACATGATCAACGGTGCCATCTGAGTTCCAGTCGAAAAAGACTAAATCGCCAGGTTGCGCTTGGTATTTATTAACCACCAAGCCTTGCCGTTGAAACCAAGGCAGCGCAGCGGGGTTATAGGCAAAACCTTTAGGAGTTTGCGCGGCTACGAGATGAGATAGCCCAACTTGAGCGAAGCACCAAGAAACGCCCATAGCGCAATAAGGGGCATCTCTGACCCCNTACCAATCCCCGTAAGGGTTCTCATTATTNGCCCCTTCGTGAAACCCTAATTGACTTTGNGCGACATTGAGAACATCTATTGCNGTTGCCATCTATCCCCCTAGATACAGAAAGCCCCACCCCGTAGGGCAGGGCTTCCAAGTTATGTGGCAAAACACATAACGCCGTAAGTAAATCTTACTACTTAGCCTTTGGCGTTTCAGCCACAACAATCTTTTGAGCATCGGCAAGTGCGGTATCTACTGCCGCTTGAACTAGCGGAGCGGGCGCGCCTGTGTCTTTGCTGATTGCGTTTGCAAGGCTCTTTGGGTTAATGCGAGCCAAAAGTGGAGCGAGNAAGCCGCCAACAAGTGCTTCAATAACAATCTGCTTGGTGGATGCGTGGGANTTAATCTGATAAGCACCATATCCGGCAGCAGCTACGCCGTAGCCATAATGCTCCAGAAGTGCTTTCTCTTTTGCCGTGAGNTTGAGTTTGAACTTAGCCATTTATTTCCTTCTTTCCAATGAGGTTGCGGACATATTTTTCTGCTTCGTAATCTGACGCTGCGGCTACATGAACCCCACCTGAACCGCGATGATGGAACTCGCAAAGCCAAACTAGGTTCTCTGCCGATTCTACCCATTTTCCTACTTCATCAGGGTTAGATACTCCTGGATAATCAATTTCAAGCCATTTGAGATCGACCCCGTTTTGAAGGCTGAACTCGATGTGGGCGTGATGGAGTTCAAGAGGCTTGTCAAGGCTGCACTCTGAGAAGTCGTTTCGGTGTTCTCCGATTGAGCATTTTGCGGTGTCATGGGTTGCCTTGTGATAATGGTTGAAATCGGCATAGTGCGGATCATCGGTACGAGCTGGATGGGATGGGTAATGAATTGAGTAAGAGTGGGTTACTTTTCCGTCATGAGCCTCAGTCATTTTGTTTTTCTTTTGGTTCAGGAAACGGGTCGGATGGGTTGAAATAACGGAAGAAGCAAGGCAAACACGCCGCTAGTGCCGCACTCCCCAAAGACTCAATAGATGTTGTCCTGTGAAGGATGAACTCGGTTAGCACTCCACCAACGGCGACATTGAACCAGAAACTAAAAATAACCCAAGCTTTTTTTGTTAAGTTACTCTTTCTCATACTTTGCCTTCATTACTTCTACATCTATTTTAATTTGTTGCTGGTTTTCTAGCAGTTCCTCAACCTTGTTAATTAGCCCAGTTTTGCCGTTGTTATATAGGGCGTAATTTATCTTTGTGAGTTCGTCTTTTAATTCCTCGGTGTGTTTTTTAATTGTATGTTTTGCGATAATGTTGATTCCAGCCATAAGCGCAATAATAATAAAAAAATAGGAATAGATAATGGTTGCAGCATTGACATTAGAGAACACGGTTGCGCCCTTTCGGGTTATGAGGTTAGACCCAAGTGATTGTTCTAATTGTACCCGTATCGTCTTTTGCTTTCAGGGTGTGGGATGTTGAGTTGATCCACATATCCCCATTGCGAGAGTTAGTGGGGTCGGATGTGACGATTGGAACGCTGAACCTTTGGGCGGTTTCTAATTTGCGAAGGCGCGTGAGAATGTCGTCAAACATATCTTTAAGATTAGGGGGAAAGTTTAGGTAGCCCATTTCTCTCCTTAATTAGATGTGGTGGTAAGTGTAATCGTTACAGTTTCAGGGGCGTTGTTCTCTCCTGCCGTCACATTGAAAGCAACAATTCTATAAGTCGCATCTAGCCCTGACGGGAAGCGGTCATCAACAATTCTAATTCGCGCATCATCTCCGACTTCATAAGAGCCAAAGATTGGATCGGAATATGGCGGGACTGTAATCTTTATCGTGGTTGGTGGATAGGAAACTACCGACACCTGCCCATTGGCGAGGTTAGACAATAAAGTGGCATCCGAAACATCTGAGTAATTTGATTGATCCTCTAGTAAAGGCCAGCCAGCCCCAATCTTAGTTCCATCTGTGGCAATAGAGGTCAGTCTGCCAGGGTTAGAACCAGCACCAATCGCGTAGATTGTATTAGCGGCAGTCCCGCCATCTTCCGGCCAAGTGTATTCAATGATATTTCCTGGCATCTCGAAAACTGGCGCAGAGATAGAGCTAGATGAATAGACTCGGCCATAACGCGGATAACCTAATCTTAGAAGTTTGGCAGGGTTGTTGTTTGAGTCGTAATAGATGTAGATATTGAAGTCAAAGCCTGTCGCTGATCTGGATAAATCTTGGATAAGCGAAAAGACTGTCTTGTATTCGTATCCATAGACCGTTCTATTGATAAGAACGCCAGAGGTTTCCGTTCCTATCGCCACCCCGATATTTCCACCCGTAACAGCCTGAGCGTTGGTGATAATTGTTTGTGCGGCTGTGAGTTGGTCGGTGTTAGAAAATACTGTGTCGGTTGTAATCCTTCTGCGCTCAAAGTAAGACTCGAACTCTCTAGCGGTTAATTTCAGCCGTTGAGTTTGAGAGCTGTATTCTCTTGCCCACAAAACCCCGCCCCAAACCAAAACCCCATCACGATCCACATAAATAGCAGTCCTAGCAGGGATGGTGGCGTTGGCGACATTGAGGTTGGCCGCATTAACTCCAGAGAGTAGTAGCTCACCCGTGAAGGTTCCGGCGGTATTTAATTGTTGCGTGAAATTGACAGCCGTTAGCGGCAACTCCGCGAGGATGGTATTCGTTAAGAGATCAGCAAATAGGTAACGATAGTTTGCCATTTAGTTATCATTTACCCCTTAGCAGCGTTGAGCAATACTGAAATGTCAGTTGCCGTCAGCCCCAAAGCCATCAACTTCGCATTGGTAGCCGCAAGTTGAGCCGCGAAAGCCGCCTCACTAGCCTTCTGCGCATCAGCCTGAGCCTGAGCATCTGCCTGCGCCTTAGCGATAGCGTCTAACTCTGCTTGGGTAGGAGTATCGGTGCGATTAGCATCGTAGGTTTCTTTGCTCATTGAGGTAAAGGAACCATCACCGTTATCAATCGTGACATGAAGTGAAGTTGTGCCGTCTTGATTATTGATTGCGAAAAATGAAATTTTCATAATTACAACTCCGCACTAAATCCGTAGTAGCCGCCACCTTGTGTTGCTATAAAATAGGGTCTGTATTGTGTTAATCCGGCGGCTACACCGACCGAAATAGCGCCTTGAAGGGCGTTGGCTCCAGCAAATAGAGCAGCAGTAGTGCCATTGGTTGTTGTCACTCCGTCAAAGAGTGATACCAAAGAGTAATCCAAAGAGGTTGGCGTGATTCGCATTGGAACAAAGAACGGAATCACTCCGTAAGCACTGGTCGTAGATGATGCCGTACCAGTTCCAAAAATCCCACCACCACCTACTGTGCGGTAGTAATACCTCTGACACAACGCTAACTCCCCACCGATAGAACCACCTGCTCGTGAGAAGGTTGTCGCGGTAGAGCCTAATTCTAGTTGAACGCCTGTCATTTGGATAGTTCCTGTGCTAATTTGCGCAGCATTGTCAGGTACGAAGTTCATAGATAGACCAACTGCCGTTGATGGAACTGTAAAGGTAACGCTAAATCTTGTCCAAGTAGTCGTGGCATTTGTTGCGATAATTACATTGGAGCCATTTTGTGTAGTGTCTCCCGCTAGAGTGTCGGTTGAAGTTGAGTAATAGTTTTGGAAAATCCAATTACCGACAAAGTTAGATGAAGCCTTTACCCACCCTGAGATTGTCATTGTCTTGCCTTGTAATGGAATCACATTGGCTTTTTCAATGCCTTGAATAAATTGACAGTAGGAGTTAGATGCATTAGCAACCCATTGGATGCCATACTGGAAATTGGAAGGAAGGCTAGATGTAATTTGTGACACAGTACATGTTCCCGCTAAATTGACATACCATCTGTCGGCGGTATAGCCCCCACCAGTAAAACTCGTTCCGCGTTGCCAAATGTCGAAGGAGCCGTTGATGATGGCGTTTTTACCTGCAACAATAGGTGGAACCGCCCCACCTGTATTCTGCTCTACCGTACTCGTTAATTGTGAGCGACTCATAATTATTCACCTGCCTGTGGTGTAGAAGGATTAGATAACTCGGATGCGAGTGTGTCAGGAACCTTATTGCCGTTGGCTACATAGGCAAGATA